TGCATCAACCCTTTATATTTCTAGCTCATCTACTGCTGATACAGGTGCAGGAACAGGAGCAAGAACCGTAACCGTTAGTGGTTTAGATAATAATTTCGATCAAAAAGTAGAAACTGTTACTTTAAACGGTCAATCAGGTGTTGAGCTAAACGGTAGTACTTGGTTTAGAGTCAATAGAATTGTAGTTAATACTGCTGGTAGTGGCGGTGCTAACGCAGGTGTTTTATATGTGGGCACAGAATCAGCACCAACAGGCGGTGTACCAACTAATAAATACGCGACAGTATTAGCAGGTGACAATCAAACTTTAATGTGTATATATACTGTTCCAAGAGGCTATACAGCTTTTTTAACGCAAAAAGATGTATCGGCATCTTCCTCGGCTGGTAAGTTTGCAATTTTAAGTTTAGTTGCTAGACCGTTTGGCGGAGTTTTTAATATAAAAGACAGAGTTTTGTCGAGTGAGGGTTATAGCACAATAGAATATGTATACCCTTTAAAGTTTACAGAAAAAACCGATATAGAAGTTAGAGCACAAGCAGACTCAGCAGGTGGAACAGTTACCGTTTCTGCTGCTTTAGATATACTTATAATACAAAATAGACCTTATCCTGAATAATTATGGCAAGTAAAAAAGATCCAAGATTAGCAAGAGCAGGAGTTAGCGGTTTTAATAAACCTAAGCGTACTCCAAATCATCCAAAGAAATCGCACATTGTTGTTGCCAAAGAAGGCGACAAGATTAAAACCATTAGGTTTGGTCAACAAGGCAAAAAGGTTGGCACACTAAAAGGAACTGCTGGCGCACCCAAGAAAGGCGAGTCTGCTAGAATGAAAGCAAAGCGTAAGAGCTTCAAAGCTCGACACGGCAAGAATATTGCAAAAGGTAAAATGTCAGCTGCTTATTGGGCTGATAAGGTGAAATGGTAAAATATTTTAAAAAGTTTCATAAACTTATGAAATCTAGCAGGATTAACAAAGTTTGGAAAATGATGAGAATTAAATAATGGCTATACCAAAAAATGTAAAAAATCCAAGCCTCTATAAAAAGGCTAAATCTAAAGCGAAAGCAAAGTTTGATGTTTACCCATCCGCTTATGCAAACGCTTGGATGGTAAAAGAATACAAAAGAATGGGCGGTCAATACAAGGCTCAAGGTGGAGAAATGAAAAAAGATTTAAAACCAGTTCCAGCTGGGAACAAAGGATTATCAAAGCTACCAACAAAAGTAAGAAACAAAATGGGTTTCATGCGTGATGGCGGAATCATGGTGCAAGGTCGTGGTTGCGGTGCAATGATGAATTCTAAGAGAAAGAAAACCAAGATAGTCTAATGGCTAAAACAAGTGGCGGTCTTACCAAATGGTTTTCTGAAAACTGGGTAGACATATCCGCACCTAAAAAGGGTGGTGGATTTAAACAATGTGGTAGACCGTCAACTAAAAATGCAAAACGAAAATATCCAAAATGCGTACCCGAAGCAAAGGCTAGATCAATGTCCAAATCTCAGATACAATCTGCTGTAAGGAGAAAAAGGGCTAAGAAACAGGGTGTTGGCGGAAAGCCGACAAATGTTAAGACCTTTGCTAAAAAGTGAAGCTAACAAAAGTATTATCACCTCAACAATTATCCGTAGAACTCAGAGAGTGGTCTAAAGCTATTATTCAACAACAAACCTTACTATGTAATGGTTTGCCCGTGTGTCCCTATGCTAAGAAATGCTGGGAAGAAAAAAGAGTTATAATAGAAAGTGGATGTGAACAAGATTGGACAGATCTAGTTGACAGAGTATTCGAAACCGATTGGAAGAAATACGATGTCTTAATTTACTGCGACTTTAATCTTGATGTCTCATGCGAAGCATTTGATGCCCGCATTGAAACCATGAATTTATTTCTTGCCAAGAAGAATTTGTGGGCAATGGGCTTTCACATCGAACATGATAGTAAAGGAACTATCGTAGATGACGACTTTGAGCCAGTTTATGATGAGCCTTACTTAATGGTTTTTGTACAACCACTAGACAAACTGAACGAAGCATCGTATCAGTTGGAAGAGCAAGGCTATTATAAGTTTTGGGACAAAGATATTTTTTATGAGTTTGTAGAAAAGCGGAGACAAATACAAAATGAAACACGGAAAAAAAAGTAAAATGATGATGGCTGGCGGAAGAGCTGGTGTCAAAAAAATGATGGGCGGTGGTCGTGCTGGTATGAAAAAAGCAGCCAAATCAATAGGACCAGGTGAATCAGCATTGATCAAAAAACTAGCAGAAAAAGAGCTAAGAAAAATGATTGGCAAAGCTGGTAAAACTATTTCTAACAAAGATAAGAAAATAGTTGCAAAGGCAATGATGGTTGGCGGAAAAGCTAAAAAAGAAAAAATGTACGATGTCGAAGTAGACGGCAAAATGTACAAATTTGGTTTTGATTCAAAACCAACCTCAGCAGCGTTGAAAAAAGCAGCTAAAGCATTAGGTCCGAAAAAACGCAAATCTGTTAAAGAAGTAGCTAAAGAAATTAATGCTCAGAAAAAGAAAATGGGTGGCAGAGCTGGCGTTGTTAAAATGATGAATGGCGGAGATCCATTATCAAAAAGAGGCATTAAGATGGGCATGAGCATGTCTCCATCCAAAAATAAAGGTAAAGGTCTTTACGGTAAATAATAAATGGCTACATCTAATAGCAAAAACTTTGAGCCCGATGTAGTTGAGTTTATTGAAGAAGCATTTGAAAGGTGCGGATTAGAACTCAGAACAGGGTACGATCTTAAGACGGCACAGAGAAGTCTTAATTTGCTATTAGCCGAGTGGGCAAACAGAGGTCTTAATCAGTGGACAATAGCCCAAAAATCATTGGCTATGGTTCAGGACACCGTTACCTACACCATTGATACTACAGACTCAACTGCGACCATAGATGTGTTAGATGCTTACATTAGGCAGACTACAAGCGGATCTACGGTTGATTTACCTTTAACGAGAATTAGCAGATCAGAATATGCAAATGTTCCTGATAAATCATCTACTGGAAAACCAAATCAATATTTTGTTGATAAAGGATTGTCTCCCTCTATTACAGTTTATCCAGCACCCGATAAGTCTAGCGAGTACACCGTTTACTTAAATGTATTATCAAGAATGGATGATGCGGATGCTGCTACCAATACATTAGAAATGCCTTTTAGGTTTTATCCGTGTTTAGCAGCTGGTCTTGCTTATTATTTATCATTAAAGAGAGCACCTGAAAGAACAGGATTGCTCAAACAATTGTATGAAGAAGAATTTCTCAGAGCTATGTCTCAAGATGAAGAAAGAGCTTCGTTTAGAGTTAGCCCTGACTTAACAGGTTACAATGTTCCATAATGGCTCAATACGCAAAAGGATCACAAGCATACGGTATATGTGATATTACTGGTTTCAGATATCGTCTGAGAGAAATGAAAAGGACTTGGGATGGTCTTTTGGTAGGACCTGATCAATGGTCTCCTAAGCATCCACAATTAACTCCAGTTAAGCAAGTACAAGATCCTCAAGCCTTAAAAAATCCAAGACCACAAGAATCAGACGATAATAATTCTTTTGTGGTCTATACAAATTATGGCGATGGCTTAATTGGTACAGAGCTAGATACATATAAAATAACTTCAGGGGTGGGATCCGTTACAATAACAACATGAGTTTTACATTAGCCACATTAAAAACCGCAATTCAAGATTACCTAGAATCTAGTGAAACCACTTTTGTTAATAATCTTGATACTATCATTCAAGAAGGCGAAGAAAGAATATTTAAGCTGGTTCAACTTCCTGAGCAAAGAAAAAATGTTACAGGTAATGTTTCAACCAATAATAGATTTCTTACCTTACCAAACGATTATCTTGCACCATTCAGTTTGGCTGTTATTGATGGGACTAATTATCATTATCTTGAATTTAAGCACCCATCGTTTTCAAAACAGTTTGTGAGCTCAACCGCTACAACTGGCAGACCAAGATACTACACACAGTTTGACAACGACACATTCGAGGTCATACCAAAACCTGACTCAGATTATGATGTTGAACTTCATTACCTGCATAGACCAAACTCAATAACTGCTGGTGCAAGTGATGGAACTACATTCTTATCCACAGAATATCCCGATGCATTGCTTTATGCTTGTTTAGCAGAAGGAGCAATATTCTTAAAAGAGTCACAAGCTGACATTGCAAACTTTGAAAATCGTTTTAAAGAAGCTATACTAAGAGCTAAGAACCTTTCCGAAGGTCGCTTAACGAGAGACGAATATAGATACGATAGTTTGAGGTCAAATGTCAGTTAATGAAACCAATAAAATCTTTAGAAGGTAAGAAAGTTGCCATTATTGGCTTGGGTGGATCTCAAGTCGATTACGCAATTTCTTTACAGAACTCCATAGAATACGATGAAACATGGTGCATAAATGCAGCAGCTTCTGTTTATCCATGCGATAGAATATTTATGCTTGATCCTGCATCAAGGTTTTTAGATAGCGATGATGCTGGGTTACAAACAAATGTAATGCGTAAATGGTTGCCTAAATGGAAGATGCCAATTTACACATGCGAAAAAGATCCTAGGGTTCCTAGTGCGGTTGTTTATCCCTTGGAAGAAGTGTGTAATGCAACCAAGTGTGCATATATGAATACTACGGTTGCCTTTACCATAGCTTTTGCTTATTGGTGTAAAGTCGCAAAAATTGATCTTTTTGGATTAGATTTTTCTTACTCTAAAAACTTACACGCTGCCGAGGCTGGCAGAGCTTGTGTAGAGTTTTGGATTTCTAAATGTTTAGAAAACGGCATTGAAATAGGTTGCAGTCAAAAATCTTCTTTGCTTGACTCTGATGTGCCACCTTATGAAAGACTATATGGGTTTCACAGATTGCCCGATCCTATGGTTGCTATACCACACAATGGAAAATGGATTGTGACTGAATATTCAAATATGAAGAAAGCAATTCAGGACAACAAAATAAATGCACAACTCGAGCCAGTTAAGCCACCCGAGCCCTATAAAGGATGAAGTTAACCGAAGAAAATTTATTTGCACTTGGAAATCTTGAGGTGCACACCACAGAAAATAAAGGACACGATCCTGAATTTTGGGCAGAACAAGCAACCAATAGAATTTGTGGCATATCAAAAGATGCACCCGATCACATTAGACAACAAGCTCTCGCATTCCGAAAAAAAATATATAGTATAATATTAGAAAATATTAAAAGTGCTCTTCGGTCTCATAGAGTGACAATGTCAAATAAATTGAGAAGCCAAGGACACGAAGATTTAGCAAACATAATGAAGGAGTTATAAATGGCAATTTCAAGTGCAATTTGTACAAGTTTTAAAGTAGAGCTTCTCAAAGGAGTTCATGATTTCACCAACAGCACAGGAGATTCTTTTAAATTAGCCTTGTATGCTGGCGGTACTGCATCTTTGGGTGCAACCACTACTGCATACACAACAACTGGCGAAGTTTCAGGAACAAACTATACAGCTGGTGGCGGAACTTTAACAAATGTAACTCCAGTAGCAGCAGGCACAACTGCTGTTGTAGATTTCAATGATTTGACTTTTTCTACTGCAACTATTACTGCAAGCGGTTGTTTAATATACAACGATACAGAAGCTGGAGATCCATCTGTTGCTGCTATTAGTTTTGGTGGTTCAAAGACATCTACAGCTGGCGACTTTACAATTGTTTTCCCAAGCCCGACAGCTACTGGTGCAATCATAAGACTTGCATAACAGATAGATTGCCTAGACCAAGAAAACTACAGCAATGTGGTAAACTTGGTCTTATTTATTAGGGAAACTGTCTATGCCTTTAGCAAGTTTTAAATTTAAAGCTGGAATTAACAAAGAGAATACCGACTACTCTGAAGAGGGTGGCTGGGTAAATGCTAACTTAGTTAGATTTCGTAAAGGCGTAGCAGAAAAAATAGGGGGATGGATAAAGGCGGTTGAGAACGCCTTTTATGGTATCGCAAGAGCTTTGCATTCATGGATTGCTTTGGATGGTGCCAAATATCTTGGTATAGGAACCACATACAAATATTATATTGAGGCTGGTGCTGTTCTTAATGATGTAACCCCAATAAGAGCAACCACAGCAGCTGGCGATGTAACATTTACCGCCACAAACGGCTCTTCTACCATAACAGTTTCAGATACAGCACATGGAGCATTAACAAATGATTTTGTTACTTTTTCAGGTGCCGTGTCGTTGGGTGGCAATATTACTGCCGATGTTTTAAACCAAGAATACCAAATTACATTTATAGTTGATGCGAATTCATACAATATTACTGCTAAAGATACTTCAGGTGCTACAGTTACTGCAAATGCATCCGACACTGGTAACGGTGGTGCGAGTGTTGTGGGGCAATATCAGATTAATGTTGGGCTAAATGACTATGTGCAATCAACTGGTTGGGGCATAAATACCTTTGGTGCTGGTGCTTGGGGATCTTCCTCTGCACTTACTGCAAATAATCAATTAAGAATTTGGACACACGATAACTTTGGTGAAGATTTAATTATTAATGTAAGAGCGGGAGGCATCTACTATTGGGATGAATCTAATGGTTTATCCACAAGAGCACAAGAGCTTTCAGGATTATCAGGTGCAAATCTTGTACCTACGGTTGGGTTACAAGTAATAACCTCAGAAACAGATAGACACTTAATAGTCTTGGGTGCTGATCCAATATCAGGAGGAGCAAGAACAGGATCTGTAGATCCTATGTTGGTTGCTTTTTCCGATCAAGAAAATGCTTTAGAGTTTGAACCCTTATCAACTAATACTGCGGGTTCAGTAAGATTATCAAGCGGATCACAGATTATAGGTGGAATTAAGTCAAGACAAGAAGTTCTTATTTGGACTGATACATCTCTCTATTCCATGAATTTTGTTGGACCTCCTTTAACCTTTAGTCTAAATCTTATCAATGAGGGTGTGGGTTTATTAGCACCTAAAGCCGTAGCAAATACTCCAGCTGGGGTTATCTTTATGTCCAAGCAGGGATTTCATATTTATAATGGTGCGGTACAAAAATTACCTTGTGCCGTTAAGGACTATGTATATTCTGATCTTGATCTTAGTCAATCATTCAAATGTTTTGCTGCTTTAAATCAAGAGTTTGGAGAGGTGTGGTTCTTCTATCCAAGTTTAGAAGATGGTACTGGCGAGATCTCAAGATATGTTCTTTATAACTATGAGGAAAATGTATGGTCAATAGGATCTATGGTAAGGCATGCTTGGCAAGAAAGCGGTGTTGAGAACAAACCTTTAGCTACTGGAGGAGACTCTTCTTACTATTTGTATATGCATGAACAAGGATCAAATGATGATACAAGCCCTATGAATAATGTATTTATAGAGTCTGCTGATTTGGATATTGGAGATGGAGAGAACTATTCGTTTATTAAAAGAGTTTTACCCGATGTTAAATTCTTATCAGAGACTAACAGTAATACCCCCACTATTAATTTTGTACTAAAACGCAGGGATTTTGCAAATCAATCTTTAACAACGGACTCCACTACGCAAATTACTTCTAACAGTACGGAAGGATATTTGAGAAGTAGGGGCAGACAGTTTGTATTACGGTTTGAATCCGATGATGACAATACAACGGTAGCAGATATTAAAGATTTCAAATGGAGGTTGGGATCAACTAGATTAGATGTGCAACAATCAGGTAGAAGATAATGTCAAAACTTTTACCAACTCGGTTACCCATAGCACAAAATGAAGTAACGGCTGATTTATTTAACCGCTTAGTTCGTATTTTAGAAATAAATCTAGGTTCTATAGATCCCGATTCAATTCCCCTATTTAATAGCACTGAAGTTTCAGAACTCCAATTTCAAACTGGTGCTATAATATTTAATACAACTTTGGGTATTCACCAAGCATATGATGGTACCCAATGGAGAGACTTGTATAGTCTCCAAGTTTATTTAACTGGCTTGGGCATAAGCTCAGGTCTTGGTTCAGTAACAGTGAGTACACCATAATGGCAATGAGTAGAGCAAAAGAATTAGCAACAACTTTAAAAAGAGTGGGATCTATGACAGCACCAAGAATTTCTGATGTAGACATTTCTATGTTAGAAGGTGCACCCACATTGAGTATGGGCATTTCAAGGTCTTTGCAAGCGAGCCCAACCATGCCTGAAAGGTTAAAACAACAGTTGCCAACTAATGAAATAATTCCAGCACCCATGCCTGACATGACAGGGCAATTAAGCGATGAAGAAAGAATGAGGGCTATGCAAATGATCAAACCTATGCCTGACATGACAGGGCAATTAAGCGATGAAGAAAGAATGATGCTTATGCAAAGATTACAAGAATTGCAAGGCGAGCCCGTCATGATGCAAGAAGGCGGAGATCCCATGATGGAAATGATGGGAGATGTTGAGTTAGATGCCGAAGAGCAACAAACATTACAAAACATAATACAAACAGGCGAACAAAAACAACAAGCACCATTATTTGAACAAGCTCAAATGCTTGCAGCAGAGGGTACTGGTGAAGATACAATTCTTGCTCACTTAAGACCAGGCGAAGTCGTGCTACCACCCGAATTTATGCAAGATGCAGAATTTGAAAAACAAGTAGAAAATAAATTTAATGAATTTAATTTAGATCCAGCTGCTGCATTGGTCGGTGGTGGAATTGCTTCCCTAAACCCAATGACTGGTTTAGAAGAGTTTGGCGTATTTAAAAAAATAGGAAAAGCATTTAAAAAGGTTGTTAAAAAAGTAGCACCAGTCGCAGGACCATTGGCTAACTTTATACCAGGCGTTGGTCCAGTTTTAGCTGGAGCAATAGGTGCAGCCACTAACCTAGCTGCTGGTAAAGGTCTTAAGGGTGCCATAGCTGGCGGTCTAGGTGGTTATGGCACTGGAAAACTTTTGGGTGGAATAGGAAGTCTTGGAGGTGGTGCGGGAGCAACACAAACTGGTGGCGGAGGTATCTCTAGTTTATTTGGTAGAGCTAAAGAATTTATTTTACCAGGACAAGACAAAGTAGGTCTATTTGGAAACATTGGCAAAATGTTTACTGGGCAAGGAGCTCAACCAACCGTTCAAGATATTTATTCACAAGCTGATTTGAGCACTAAAGCAAGAATCGAAAGGCTATTATCTGAAGGTGCAAGTGAGTCACAAATATTACAAAACTTATCACAATCAGGTTTAATGCCAACTTCGCAAGGAGGATTTGGCTCAACAATAGGACAGGGTATTAGAGGCATATTAACTGGCGGAGGTCAAAAAGGTCAAAGTTATTTAGGAACTATTGAAGATTTTCTTAAAGGCAGACCTTCAGATTTTTCAACCGAAGGATCAGGAAGAATTGGTTTAGGGAGAGATTATTTTGGCGGAGGTGCTGATCAAACAGGTGATCTAGGACAACTTCTAGGTGGAGCTGGAGGAGGCTTCGGTCTTGGTGATGTCGGAGCATTTGGTTTAGCAGGTCTTTTAGGAAAGATGGCTTATGAAGAAGCAAAGGGACAAAAAGGAGTTCCTTTAACACCATTAGTAACTATGGGACCTACAGGTCGTTACAACATCGAAGCAGAAATAGCTAGAAGAACAGGACAGCCAGCACCAAACCCTGTTGAGTTTGGTTTATTGCCCGCAGGAACTATTCCTGAATTGACAGGCGGAAAAGCCATGGGCGGTGCGGTACAAGGATTTTTTCAAGGCGGTTCAGTAGCCAAAATGAATGAGGGCGGTGAACTAGAGGTGGAACTAGACATGTCTGACTTTGAAAGAATGAATGGTGGTATCAATGGAGAGGGAACCGAAACCTCAGACGATATTCCAGCCATGTTATCAGACGGTGAATTTGTAATGACAGGTCGTGCCGTTAGAGGTGCTGGTTCTTATGAGCTGCAACAGGGCGAAAATGGTATTATTAGCTTGATCCCATCTTTTGAAGAAGATAGGGAAAGAGGAACACAGCTTATGTATCAGATCATGGATATGTTTGCAGAAAGTGCGAGGGCAAGTTAATGGCAATCATGACACCGCAACAATTGATAGAGATGCAAAATAGATTTCCAAGAGGCAGAAGTCCGTTTGGTTCGTCTTGCCCAGCTTTAAACGAAGAAGTTTTATTAGCAGATAAATCTTGGATTCTTGCTAAAGATTTAAAAGTTGGAGATGAGGTAGCAACTCACCTTGGCTCAAACAAAGTTACTTATATTGATATCTTAAAAGATAGAACTCAAAAAGAAGTTATTTTTACTAACGGAGAAAAAGAAAACTCTATCGTAACTTCTGACACCCACCCATATTATGTTGAAAACGAACAAGGGTTTGTTGAGGTTAAAGATTTAAAAATAGGCGATAAAGTTGGCGAGTTTTTAGTTAAAGAAATTAAAGATGCTGGCAAGGGATCCGTTGCTCATATAAGCATTGATGAAGCTCAAACTTATTTCTTGAAAGCTGGAGACGAGGCTGTACTATCTCATAATAAAAGACCAGCTTTGCCCAAAACCCCAGTAACCCCAAGAGTACCAACAATTAATATTCCTAATTTACCAAATATTAATTTACCAAACATAGATTTTTCTAAAATACCTCAAGGTATAAGAATTCCAAACATTCCAAACATACCTGCACCTATTAAGCCAAAGCCTATTGGGGGAATAGGCGGATTGCTCGGAGGGCGAGGCGGATTGTTTGGTAACATTCGAGATAGAATTAAAGAAAGGATTCAAGACATTCAGGGCAAAGAAAACTTTGCTATTGATTCAGTTACAGGAGAGGTTATTCCTCAAGAGGATGTTATTCTTAGACCTATGCCAGTAGAGCAAGCAACCACTGTTGAACCAATCGCTTTACCCCCAGCACAAACAACCGCTGTTGAGCCAATAACAACAACTCCAACTCAAGCAGGGCAAACCATTTCAAGCCCAACCATGTCGGATGAGGGTGCACCTTTTGTAAGCGGGGCTACCCGTGTTGAAACTGGAATTGATCCTTTAACTAGACAGTTATTATTTGGTTTAGATGGCAGAGGCGGATTTATACCTGGTGCTTTCAAAGCAGCTGAAAAAGTTTTCTTTACACCCGAAGGTGAAGCAAGAGTTATACCTGAAGAAATTGCAGGATTTTCACCCGAACAACAAGCAGCTTTTGAATTAGCAGCTCAGACTGGAACTCAACAACCGTTTATAGGCGGTGCGCTGGGTGCTTACGGTGCTGGACTTGGCTCCTTAATGCGTGGTTTGGGAGAGGCTGGTCAAATAGCTAGAGGAGCCACTGGTTTATACGGAATGGGTTTACAAGATCCTGAAGCATTACTAAGAGCAACTCTAGGCGGTTACGATCCAAGAATGACTCAAATGTTTATGGATCCATTTGAACAACAAGTAGTTCAGCAAACCATACAAGATATTATGGAAAGAGGTGAACAAGCAGACATAGCAGCGAGAGCCTCTGATATTGCTCGGGGCGGAGAATCAGCTTTTGGCTCTCGTGCTAGACTTATGGCTGGAGAAAGAGAAAGAGCCCTAGGCAGAGGTCTTGGTGAGGCTATAGGCGGACTAAGATCTGCTGGTTTCCAAAGAGCACAACAAACTGGCATGGGCGAGTTTGCAAGACAATTAGAAGCACAAAGACAGGCAGCTAGTGGATTAGCAGGTCTAGCTGGTCAAAGACTTGGTGCTCAACAACAATTAGGACAAACATTAGCTGGCTTAGGACAAGCACAGCAACAGGCACAATTTGGTGCTGGACAAGCACTTGCAGGATTGGGCGGACAAGCTCAGGCTGCACAACAGGCAGATATTTCACAGTTGCTAGGGGTGGGAGCACAACAGCAACAGCAACAGCAGGCTATACTCGATGCACAGAGAAGGGCAGCCCTACAAGCCCAACAAGCCCCGCTTGCTCAATATCAGTCGTTGCTACCCTTTGTCCAACAGGTACCAGCTGGGCAACAGCAGGTAACTACGACTTTTGCCCCACCACCTAGCCCCCTACAAGCAGGTCTCATGACTGGCTTGGCTGGCTTAGGAGCATTAGGACAGTTTTTGAATCCACAACAGAGGACAATTTAATGTCTATAAGCAGATCGCAAATTCCTGAAGAGATAGATGCTTTTCAATTTGGCGGTGATCCAAGCAATCCGCAGGCAACAGATCCTAATGCTATGCAAAGCATTGACACACAAGCATCTCAGCTAGAAGAACAATTAAAGTTGCTAGACACTTATAGGTCAAAATATGTTCCTGATTATGGTGCAAAATATCAAGAATATTTTTCTATGTTAAAGCCTTTTGTTGGCGAGAGAAGAAGGGCTTCTATCTATGATTTAGCGACTGAGCTTTCAAGAGGATTGGCAGCACAAGCAGCCAGCGGGCAGGCACCCTCTATAGGAACGGGGCTTGCTTACGGTTTTAATAGTTTTTCAGATGCCGAGAAAGCAAGAAGAAATGCGGATGAAGAAGCACTTAGAGCAATGCAGTTAAAAGCTGCTGGCATGGCTATTGAAGATGTTAAAAGTGGTGAAAAGCTGTACAACCAATTAATAACCGACACGCTTATAAAAGATCCAACAAAATTAGGAAATGTAGAATATTTTGTCAAAGTGGGCGAAGATGGCAAAACAATAGAAAGCATGCAAACTGCTTACGAAAAAGACAAGGCATCTATTGATGCATTGCTTGCTCAAGGCTATAGAAGGCAATCCAAGGCTCCTGAAACAATATTCACAGGACCAGGTGCTAAGGATAAGATCGAAGAAAAAATTATGACGGATGTTATTGATGCAAACAACCAAAGGCTTGAAAAATCAAAACTTGCTTTGGCTAATGATCAAAACCTTGATAAATTTGCATATTTGCAGTCATTTATTCCCGAGGGCGGTCTAGGTAAAGGTGCGGTCTTAACTGGAAATTTAAAAGAATATTTAATTGATTTGCCAGTTGTTGGCGATTTAATAGATGAAAAAGGCATTGGTGCAAGGCAGGCTATAAAAAATGTTCAAATAAACTTTACCCTAGATATTGTTGGACCATACAAAGGTGCCATATCTAATAAGGAACTTGATATATTCCAAGCATCCGTTGCATCGTTAGCAAACGAAAGAATGGCTAACGATTTTATTATTATTACCTCTAAAAGAGCTAATCAGATCGCTAGAGATTATGCTACAGCAATGGACAAAGAGCAGCTCAGATTAAACACAATGTGGAATAATGGCGAAATAAGTGCAGCCGAAGTACAAAGCGGTATGCAG